TAGGGGGCTAACTGAGGCGCAAAGCCTACTTGGTTTTGTACTACTGAAGTTGCGTCTGCCATTTGTCGGCTCCTTATGCGGGAAGATGTTTATCAGAACGGGGGTTGGCGGCTACTTTGCCTTTGCCAACGGTCTTGCCCCGAGCTTTTTGAACGCGGTCCATCATGGCGTACAGCTTGCGTGCGCCAGCTTCTGTAGAGCCGTTACCCAACTCAGACACGATACGTGCAGGTATCACGAACTCACCATCAGCAAGGCGTGCGGGGGCTTGCTTTTTGCCAATAGTAGCGGGGATGCTGTCAGACACGCCGTCTCCGGGGCCCTTGAGCAAACGGCCACCATCAGAGTAACCACCCAAAGAACCTAAGCCGCCAATGGCGTAGCCGGGGACCATGCCGCCGTTAGCCCAACCTTCCCAGTCGTAGGCGTCGTAGTCGGAATAGTCAAAGTCATTAGGGTTTGAACGTAGGTTTTTTACGTTGTGCGACAGGAAACCTTCGGAAACGTATGTGTGTGCGTCTTCAACCGTGATTCTTACAACAGGACCGTAGTCAAGTTCGGCACTAGACTTAACAACGCCAAAACCTTCTGGTTGCACGAGCTTATCACCGGCTTTAAGGAAACGAATCTTAGTCCAGCCGTCGCCAGTATGTACGCGGTGGTTAAATGTACCAACAAATGAACGGCCGTCTTCAAGCAACACTTCCCAACGATTGCCTTCGCTCATCTCAACATCAGACACAGGGTACACGCCCCACTCATTAGTAGTTTCGTGGCGTGTGTAGACTTCCATGCCGGGTTTAATGTCGCCTGCTTTTACTGTGCTTCCATCTGCCAACAAGATGTTGATCCAAGGCGCTGGGCAATAACCACCGTCATTTCTAACATAGCTTGGCACACGGTCTTCAACAGGGATGTTAAGGTTAGCCGGTTCAGGCTTGAACCTTGAGTATGTGTCGTAGTTGTCGACCGCAATGGTTGCATTGTCGATGTCAGAAGCACGGGCACTGTTGTCTAAATTATTTGCTGCAATAGCGGCATCTAGATTTCCGTAGGGATTTTCTTGCGCCAAGGCTTCTCTTTGGATCACTTCAGTTGTGCCGTCATCTTGCACGGGGTCCATGTTTCTTTCGATAGCACCTTGCAGATCACCAAACTCGTCTTGGTTCAATACATAATCTGGTGTCTCAGGGACAGGCGTGATCTGGCGGATCGTGTCCTCAATAGAATCAGTTGTGCCATCATCGGCAACGTACACAGGATCAATGCTAATTGTTGCGTCGTCAATGTCAGAAGCACGAGCGCTCTCAGCCAAGGACTCGTCCCGCAAGTATTCCTCTAAACGATTAATCGCGTCTTGGTTTGCGTCGTCGTATACCGCATCTTCTACGCGGTCAATAGCGTCTTGATTGTCTTGGTCATACTGCTCGTTTGCGACTTCTTCTTCAATTTTATCAATAGCGTCTTGATTGTCTTGGTCGTACGTATCCGTATCGGTAGTGGTCTCTGGCAAAGTCAACGGAGGGGTGTACGCGTCTGTCTCAGGCAGCGCGGTTCTGATTGGGGCTGCGGGCGTAGTTGAGGGCGTAGTTGAGGGCGTAGGCGCGGGCACAACAGGTTTAACTGCTACAGGCCCTGTACCAGAACTGGTGGCGTTACCCATCAAATAGTCATACGCGGCTTTGGACTGGCCAGACAGTTTGTTGTACTGCGCATAAGGATCAACGGGGATTGAAGCGCCCAAAGCCGTAGCGTCACCGCCTTCAGCCAACGCCACAATACCGCCTCTGGCCATGCGGCCGGGGATTTGAGGTTGCAGCAGTCCTTGACTCTGAGCTTGGTTCTGATTTGCGCGAATGTAGTCAGGGAACTGACGGTTGCCCCACTCACTGGCCAGCACAGGGTCCATGGCTTTGACCGTGCGGGTGTTTTCGTCAAACTGATATGGGCGAATGTAGCCCATAGACTTGGCGTCGGGCGCTTTCACTGTGGTCGGAACCATGGCGTCAGCAATGATAGGAGCTGCGGCGGCAAGACCGTATTTCCAGTTGTCTTTTAAAAATGCGCCGGGAGCTTCTTTAACGGCATTAAAACCAGCAGATAACTGGGATGACAGAGGTGCTTGACTTGCTGCGCCCTGCGCCAACGAAGATGCTTCAGACAAAGGAGTTCCGGCGGCCAGTTCTGGCGTGTACCCAGCGTTTGTCAAGGCTTCAGCGCCAAGCGAACCGGAAGCTAACGAGCCTGCGCCAGCACCAGTAAAAGCATTGGCCAAACCAGCACCGCCATAAGCGCCAAAGCCGGCAGCCAGACCTTTAGACAGACTACCGGTGGCCAGAGTTGTAAGGCCGCCAACCGCGATACCTGCGCCAGCAGCACCGCTAAGACCCAAAGCACCACCAATCGCAGTACCAACACCGGGGGCAAAAAAGTTAAGTGCCGCGCCAGCAATCGCAGGCAAAAGCTTTTTTAAGAACCCAGCTTCAGGCAAACCTGTGTCTGGGTTGAGGGTCAGTGAACCACCATTCTTCATGGCCAAAGCTTGCAAACTCGCCACTTCTGCGGGCGTCATGTGAACAAGCATTGAGTCTTCGCCTCTACCTTTGGAGGCCATGTGGTTGGCTAGTACGTGCAGGCTCATGTTTGCCTCTTAGAATGGGGGTTGGTCGATAATATCATTAGTACAGTCCATACACAATATCAAGGTGGTGTTGGACGTGGGTCAGGTAGACGTGCAACATAGTTGACCGCCATTACTACTGACGCTGCGGCTGGATATGGCGCAGAAGCAGGAATAGTTTCTAAAGTAACCGCAGTGTTATTAGCGCCCCAATACATTTCGATGTACTCATTAGCGGCTAAGTCAATGTCAAAATTCCAATTCACATTCATGTGGTTATCGGAACCCTCAACAGTGTATCTATGGGATGAATAACCGATCGTAGATGTCCCGCGTTTAATCCAAATCTGCACATCTTTAGAGGAAGAATTGGTACTTTTTAGCTGTGCGGACATTTGAAAGTTATACACACCACTTACAGCCACTTGAATTTTAGAAGTGCTGCCAGACTGAAGCTCTACATTGTTGTTTAGGTATGTCTGGTTGTAAGTAATAGGGTAGCCGGTATCCACAGCTGCCAGCGTCTGGTCTGTAGTACTAAAAAATAAGCCGTTGGGGTTGTTAATCAGGCTGGGGTCAATAGCGCCAGAAACTGACAGCCTTGCAATGAAGTCGTCAATCCGGTTAAAGTACAGACGCAGCACGTTGGCAAACTGGTCTTGATACCTTTGTTCCCATTCGGCAGGCGCAAGAGGCAGGTTAGGGGCTGCAATCTTGCTAAGTTCAGTTTCAGAAGTAACAATGTATGTCATCTACGACCGTCCGGTCTGACGTCAATACGAGGAGCGCCCAGCTGCCAAGTAGTATTGATTTGGTTTGATGCAATCCTAAAGATCATCTGGCGCCCACGGAAACGTGTGTAAATCTGCCCTGTGAACTCTTCTGTGACAACGTAGGTGCTGCCTTCTGTTACTGGCTGACTTGCCGAACTTGTTACTCCAGAGCCCGAGTTTGACAAACCTTGCAGTGTCATAGACACAGCGGCAGGAGCACCAGTAGGAGAGACAGTAGAAGCGCCAAAGGTCAAATCTGGTAGCACGCGCCACACAAACGCAAAGTTGTGTCCGTCGCCAATATCAAACTCAGACGAGGCAATGTAAGCGTTAATAGGCAGTGTCACTTCGGTTGCAGAGTCATTAAGGCCTTGCTCATGGTTAACAAGCAGCCCCGTACCCGCGGCGGTGTTATATGTTGCAGCAACAGGATAGTCCAGCAAACCAGAGTCAAGCCATGCTGTGCGGCTCATTGTGCCGTAGTACCAGACTTTCTCTATGTAGTTATAGACTACATAGCGGTCAACCTGATCGCTTTCGCTACTGCAATAGAACCACCAGACTTCGTTAAAACCTTCGTTGGTGCCTGCAAAAACTTGCTGGTTTTGAGCGTAATTAATGTCCTCAAACACAAAGCGGCGAAGATCACAGTTAAGCGTATTGACACGGCCGTCGTACGCATAGAACTTGTCAACACCCATCCAATACACCACGCCAGACGCAAGCACAGCAGCGTTCTGGCTATAGATAGAAATATTGTCGCCAAGCAACTGTGTGGACCACACAAAAGGAGGCCCAAGGTACTGCAAAGAGTACACAGCGGAATCTGTGAAAACCACGATCTCTTGACGGGTCTGGATGGCCGTGACAATCTCAGAGCCGTGCGACAAGCGCACGCTACCTGCTTGGTTTGTAATTGAGGGGTACCAATCGACAAGACTTTCTTGATCTGACCAACGAATCAACATAGGGTCTTGAGTAAGCGAACCAATATCGTTGCAACCAAAAGCAAACGTAAAGCTGCTTACATCAGACACAAAAAGATAGTTCTGGATGACGGGCACGCTGTTTGCCCCCGGCAAACTACTAACCAGCACACCGCGGGTGCCCGTACCCAGTGAAGCGTCCCAGAAATAAATAGCGCCTTGTCTGTGGCCAAACACCAAGCTGTCATTAAAGTTGTTTTGGCTCCAAAGACGGATGGCCGTAACGCCGGCTGGAGTGTAACCATAACCCCAACCACTCTCGCCCCAACCACCGGCACCCCAGCCGTTTAACGCCTGTTGCACTTCTGAACCAGCGCCAATTTGGTACTCGGCAATAACAGCCGCGCCTCCATAGCTTCCGGCAGCAATAACGGATGGCGTAGTGATTGTGTACGTGTCTCCGGTCAGTACGGTAATTTTGAACTCGGCATTAAAAATAGAAGCGTACGTACCAGTAGCGCCACTAAAGGTCACAAAGTCATCCGTAGCACCACCATGTCCAAGATCGGTCACCGTTACTGTAGTTGTACCATCGCCAGCAAAAGGGTTTCCAGAACCCGGAGGCTGTGGTCCAAGCATGGGGTTCACGGTTAGTCTTATGGGCGTTATGTCGTAATACGCCCCGCCTTGAACAATGTAGAACTTTAAGTTTGTGCCAACACCAATAAGATTAAGCGCGCCTGTAGTAACCCAGTTCCACAAAGAACGGCAAACACCCAAAAAAGTGTTTGTCGAGTAACGCTGCCAACCGCCAATAACTTCGGGATTACCCTGACGAAAACGAACCTTATCGCACTCATACCAACCGCCCTCGGTGGTGTAGCGCGTGTTCTCCCGATTAACGCCGGGTTTGAGCAGAATCTTTTGTAATGGCATGGCTTATTTTCCCATCAATTTAGGGACGCATCAAGCATAAAGCCGGGTGCCTGTTTTGTCGATAATCAACGCCTGTTTTCTTGGCTTGGCATCCGGTGTGTTTGGGATGCTCAAATGGGTCCAACGGTCAAACTCACGGATGACTTGGTCATAGGGTAAACCCGAAGCAATGATTGTCTTAACAACTTCGTCAGGAGTCAGTTGAGGTACTCGGATGTCCACAGCACAACCAATACGATGCTGGCTAGTATCTTTAGAACCGACAGCATCATTGACCTGCTTGCTTCTAAAAGCCGAGTTAACCATAACAGGTCTTCCTCCCAGTGCAGATTTGACTTCTTCGAGGAAGGCTGCAAGTCGTTTGAGGTTTTCCAGTTCGGCTTCATTTGGCGTATTGTCGTACTGTCTGTGATCTGTGTGGGTCAACTCTTCGAGTGTAAAGTGTTCGGTCAAATTCATTTCTTCACCCTATCGGCAATTTTTTCCATTGTGCGTCCACCGAAGTAGAACGACATCACGAGCATGCCCCATTGTCCCAGTAATTCAACGTAAGCGCCACGGGTTTCGTATTCAAAAATTGATGCAATGGCAAAACCAGAATACGCCACTAACAAGAAGATCAGCGTGAACGG